ATAGTTGGGCAATGGTATAATTTTCATATCATGCTCGTATTCAAATCTTTCGTTATCAGGATCAAGCCTTTGTATTCTTCTATGTACCTCTGCTTCGTCATCTTCAGCCGTAAACACAACTGTATTACCGAAAGATGCTATTTCACCACCGAAAGCACTCTGCATGGGCTTACCAGACGCTATTTTCATAGCTAAATCCATAGTCATCATACCTTTACCAGAATCACCTGCCGCAGCGAAAAGTGCGGGAACACCCAAAGGCATAACATTATTAACCACGAACTTTTGTTCTGGTGCTTTGTCCACGAACCTACGGATAGATAGACTTTCATCAAGTAAATTGACCGACTTTTGAACCTTCTGCCGAGCGTCATTCAAGAAACTGCTAACATTAAATCCCTCTGCAACTGCGTCTGAAGCATCCCACCTTTCAGGCTTACCTGGTGGTGGCGTTAACATAGTAACCGACTTAGCCCCTGCTTGCAGTGCCAAGTGTTGTATCAAGTCAGCAACCTTCTTACCTGCCTTGTCATTATCAGGCCACAATATAACTTCTTTGCCGTTTAGAGGCGAAAAATCATAGCTAGGAGCCGAGTTCTTGGATAACATACCTGCACCACCCATATGACAAGTTGCCGTAAATCCAAGAGAATTTAGAGCGTCTGCACACTTTTCACCTTCAACCCATATAACTCTGTCAGATGAAGATATGTTCGGTATATTATATAATGGGCGTACATCAGGCATCTTTGGATACGGATTATTTGCTGTAAATTGCCTGAACTCTTTCTTGGGCTTGCCACTCGCATCAACCTCAACATTACCGAAATCATCACGAATGTTGTACCTACGAACTGTCGCCAACACTTCACCATCTACTGATAAATAGTGATGTTCACCGTCATGGGGCGTATTTATATCGTATTTTTTTCTAGTTGATTCGTTTTTAAATGGATTCGTTGCCGGGTAATCACGCTCTATATTCCGAACATTTCTTCGACTTCCATCTAGGTAATCTGAAAAGTATTCCTTAATTTCAGGAAGTTTCATATTTCTTCCTTCCATCATAATCTTAACAATACCTCCGACTCCTTCACCACCATTAAAGTCCGTTCCTTTAAGAAAATAAGGGCCAGGGGTCATATCAATCTTTAATGATTTGCCAGCTTCCCCTGCCAAAGATCCAATTACAAACTGATTTCCTCGAACCTCCCCATGTGGGTATGTTTCTTTTAATATCTCGATTTGTACAGATGCTGGTACTTTTTTACTTATTTCTTCGACCAAATCTATAGCTGACATACTAGATTTAGTATTGTCAAAACTTAAAACACGCATTATATTCTCCTTATAGTAATCTCAATACTTTAGGAGGAGATTTTCCCCTCTCCTCCTTTTTTTTTATTCCCAACAGGTGTTTTGAAATTCACACCATTTACACAAATGATACTCCCTAGTGTGCGAAATTCTAGGTAGAATTTCAGAAGATTTAGTTGCTGTCAAGATTTGAACACCCCGATCACTTATTTTCTGAGCCAGAGCTTTATCAAATGGCACGAGTTCAAAGTGTATTTCACTCGTATTCTTATTCACGACAGTAAACAATGCCGGGTTTTCTGTTAAATCCATATATGCTTGGTACACTGCGATTTGTGCTGCATAAACTTTATTAGCTTGAGCTACGCCAACCCGAACAAATTCCTTAAACTTCCTGTCATTAGCTGACTTACACTCCCAAAGCATAGGATATGGAATTTTTAAAGGCCCTCCACACAAAACACCGTCAATATGACCTCTTATCTGTCCATCTGCTATTTTAAAACCAAATTGTTCGCCTTGTTTGTCCTCTGTGCGTAAGTCGAACCCTGCTGACTTTATCCATCCTGCCGCCTGATATTCTATGTTATGTCCGAACTCAAATATTCTTAATGTCTTAGCAGTAAACTCTTTCTCCTTGTCTGGTTCTACACCCATGAAGCGGTATTGTATCTTACGAACACAATCATCACCTAAAGAGGAACCCCCAATGTATTTCCTTGTTGGCTTTTTCTTATTGTTTTCAACAATAGCGGTATCAATAGCTTCGTGAAACTGTTCTACAATATCAGAACGGAATACCTCTTGACGGAGGCCAGTGACCTCCTGACCACTTAACGTGTTCAAGTTCAAGCTTTTCAATGTCTTTGTGACCATATGTTATGTTCCTCGACTCCTGTACGATAAATATTAATGCTCTCATTTGTTCTTCAGTTAATTCTGATAACTTCGTATCCCAACCTACATTTTTACAAAAGTTCGCAAATGCAGGTATAGGTTCTATAACTCCGCTGTCTATTTTTGGATTAAATGTCATACTCCACACATTCCGTCACATTCTCCAAGAAAAGATAACTGTCCATTATCTTCAGAGTTATTAAAATCAACTTCATCTAACGGTAAACATGATCTGTGTACATATTGTTTCACATCATTTCTCCCTTTATTTCTTATTTTTTTATCAAAACTAACTGCATCTTTAAATGATTTAGGATCGTTAATTTTCATATCTCTCCACAATTCATCATTGTGAAAAGGACACATAATACAAGCAGATTTGGCTAACACCCTACCCGGATAATGCACAGAGAACCATTCTATACAATTATGTCTACGCATCCGCTTTTCTATTAAGGGAAACCTATTATAAGTTATTCTCTCTCTACTCTCTTTCATTCTTTGCATCTCATCCCAACTAATACCTATCCACGTTTCAGATATTTGGTTTTTTGATTTTTCTTTTGGCTTTAAGCCGAGCAATTCTCTGGTTTTTCTATGTATAGGTAAAATTTTATAATCATAAGTACATTGTCTTCTTCCCATACCTTTATCAGTAAAAAAAGGAACGGATGAATACATTTTAGAATTATTTTCACTCATTCTAGGCGTAACGCCATTCAAACAATCTTCTTTTATATTACCTCCAGTAACTCTATAAACAGGAAAAGGTAATTGTTTTTCTAACCAATCTAAATGTTCATAAACACCCTCTGGTTCATACATAGTGTCTGAAAATACAGCACAATCTGGCATAGGTGTTAATTCACCTTTAGCAGCCATGAGAGCCATAACAGTAGATTGTACCCCTGCTCCAAGACTAATAATTCTTACATCAGGATTTGAATGTGGTTCACTTAATTTCAATGGTATGTCTCCCCAAAACCTTCTTGTTGATAGTGCGTCATAAATTCCGAATTACCTATCGCATACACTTTTTTCTGGTCTTTATGATGAATACGAACTTCACCAAACAAAAAACGGCAATCATGTTCATCTTCTTCTTTTTCAATAATAGAATATACTGCTTCTCTTAATTCAGCTTGAACATCTACATTATTTATTCTTGTTATCGCTTTAATACTGATATCATATATCTCTTCATCTGTATTTCCTGGTAACATACGCATATCAATATGTATCTCAACTCTTTCCATCTGATTCTCCCAAAAGAGCACCGTATCCACATATATCTATAGCACTATCCTCATGGTTAGGACTGTGGATAAGACGGCCTAATTTAACTGCTATCATACACTGATATACTTGATCTGCCGTTATTTCTTTTTGCAATATAACAGACCATAACCTCGCTATGTTCTGATGGTTCTCATAGGCTTCACCATAATCCTTATGACGATCACCATTTATCTTGCTCTTTGCTTTTTTCAAAACTTCATTACGCTGCATTGTCATATCCATTTGTTACAACAATATTATCAATAGCCTGATTATTCCAATAGTAATTTAACCAACAAGCAGCTTTATATTTATCCCAAGAGAAATCAAATTGATTTATTTTAACCCCATGCCTAGCTAAATGATCTCTTTGCTTATCTGATACTAATTCATTTAACCAACGCTTACTCTTATTTGCTCCATTTGAAGTTTCAATATGTCTCAAGAAATCATCCGCAGATGCAATAGCTTGTACTTTCGTACCGATAGCAACTGTTTTTGGTTTACCATTCTTCTTTTTAACCATAGCAATAGAATTGTCGCCAACTGTAGCAATAAGACCAAAACCGTTAAAACCAGAAGCCATGAGCATCTTTCCATTGCCCATCATATCTATCCAACGAAAAGGAGAACTGTCGAATACATCAATTTCTGTCATCACAAATCGTGACATTTCAGCGTTTTCACCTTTATTATTTTCAAAAACATGACCACAAACAGGGCACTCTTTTACATTCATTGGCACAGTTGAGTCGCACTCTGGACATACCTTTGTAGGAGCCTCGCCCCCTGTCTCTTTATCCTTGCCATCTAAATCAACTGATTCGTCAATAGAACCATGCGTGAGTAAACTGTAACCAAAGTCAAGAACGACACAATCTTTCTTCACAATACCTGGGTATAACTCTGGGTCTATTGTTCGTAAACCTCTACCAATCATCTGTACCATTGTTGATTTATATGAACATGGCCTCATAAGAACGATACAAGACACTGGAGGGGCATCAAATCCTTCGGTAAGCACTGCTACGTTTATAACGACTTGTACATCTCCATGCTCTAAATCTTCGAGTATTTGCCTTCTTTCTTCTCTGGGAGTATCTCCTGTAACCATTTCTGCAAGAATACCCTCATCAACAAAAGCTTTGTGTACATCTTCAGCGTGTGCAATGGTAGAACAAAACACAACTGTTTTTCTGTCTGAAGCTTTTTCTTTCCATTCATCTACAACTCTCTGGTTAATAACTGTCTTGTTCATAATTGCTTCCACCTGACCCATATCAAAGTCATCAGCAGTCTTACGAACATGACTTAGTTCATCTTGAACACCTACATCAATTACAAATGTTTTTGGTGGCACAAGAAATCCCTCACGAATAAGTGTAGCTACCTCAATTTGGTGACAACAATTATCAAATACATCTCTTAAACCTTTACCATCACCACGATTAGGAGTAGCCGTGAAGCCAACAATTTCTGCTTTTTCGTTGTCTTTTCTAACTTTATTAATAACTTTCTTATAAGTACGAGCAGCAGAATGATGGCTCTCATCAATGACAAGCATATCAAAAGGCTTCATCTTATTTAAATTATTATCTCTGGATAATGTCTGAACCATACTGAACACCACATTACCTGTAAAATCTTTTGTTGTTCCATCTACTACAGAAGTAGATATAGATGGATTTACGTTGTTAAACTTTATACTGTTTTGAGAAACAAGTTCATCTCTATGTTGCAACACCAACACATTTTTATTTTTCTTGTATCTTTCTCCAATCAATGCAGACAACATGATTGTTTTTCCAGCTCCAGTTGGAGCGACAACAATCGTATTAGAATGTTTGTCTAATGCTTTACTCGCTGAATTGATTGCGACCTCTTGGTAGGGTCTTAAAATCATAATAACCTCTTGTATTTATGGTGGGGGGTTCAACGGCCCACTCCCCCCTGTAGTGGTATGCAACTAGAGTCTATGGAGACTTGCCGTTGCTATTACTTTGCCCATGATGGTACATTCCCTTGAGGAGCTTGTCCACCACCCTGACTAATAGGGGATGGATTTGCAGAAGGTGTAGTAGAACCTCCAACGCTATTCCCTATGTAATCGGCATCTTTTGGTGTTAAAGCTGTCATTAATTTATTAGAATCCTCATAACCATTCGTACCTTTCTTGATACCAATTTTCATGCAGAACTCTTTACCGTTAATGTCTTCAATACCATTAAGGCTTCTTAACCCTTGAGCATTTTCAGTTTGATCTGATGGATCAAGACCATGAATACTATCAATCATTGCTCTCAATGTGCTCATACCAATCTCATATGCTACAGGCTTATTTGTGTTGGGATTAACTTTGTCACCATCAACGAACAGACGATCCCATACTTTTCGTTTATCGAACTTACCACCAACAATGGTAAATTCTAATTCAACCCACTTAGCCTTAGTAGATGCTGAATAATGAAATGATTGTGATTTGCCAAACATTTCCATAACATACATACCGGGTTTAATGGTTATAATTGCCCTAGCCACAGTTCCCGCAGGAATTAAGCTAAAGTCATTAGTAGAACCAGAACTGGCCTCAAATTCATTCAAATTAAGCGTCATTAGAAACTCCTTCTTTCGCTTGTTGAGATTTAGGGTCAACGAAATCAAGAGGTCTTTCCGATTGTGGAATACCACCACTCATCTTCGTTAACAGTTTACCGAGATGTGGTTCCTCTACAATATCAAGTCTACCAGACCTGTCCTTTGCAGGATAACCCCACTCATTTAGTGTTTGACAAACAAATGCTCTGTATGGTCCTACAGTTTCATCTCCTGTCATAATTGCCATTGTGATAACTTCATCAACAATGCCAGGCAGTTCACGACCTGTTTTCGATCCTTCGATTTGCAGTTCGTAAATTTTGCGATTGTAGTCGTCCACCCTTTCATCAAGGATGCCGACAAAGATTACATTCTTTTCTCGAATGTGTTGTAAGTGTGTCAACCAAGCCATCATCTCACGACCATGATGACCATAAGCAGCACGAGTGTCTAACTTACCTGTTCTGTCAGATTTGTTTTCTGGTTGCATTTGACAGAACTGAAAGCACAACCGACCTGCGACTGTAATACTGTCAATAAACAACGTATCATATTTTTTAAGAATTTCAGTTGGATCACCATACGTTTGCACAACGTAATCATAATGTGCTTGGCTATATGGTTGATCGTCTGACAATGATGGGTTCGCCCCACCTAGATATGTTGCAAAATCACGGCACTCTGTCCATGTCTGCGGTCTGATGACATCTATAGGCCATCCTTCAATAGCTGCATCCCCAGCCTCTAAATCCATAAATAATGTGGTATCAGAGTCAAGGGTGCGAGCGAGGGTGGTTTTACCCACCCCACTCTGTCCAACGATAACGAGTTTGTGACCTCGCTTTTCGTTCATTCTTTCTTCTGCTGAGATAATCTTCAATCCCATATTAGTTCTCCTCTACAGAGTTAATAGTTATCGTACCTTCTTTTACAGTACGAGCTTCTGAAAAATATTCTTTCCAATTCGGAGCCATAGTCTTGAACATATTCTCGTCAATCTTTACAGAATATTTAATAAATGTATTTGCTAATTCAGGATCAATCTTGTTTCCAAGTTCAATAAGTTTTTTCTGATCCCAATCTACTTTCTTAGCGATTGTAACTTTAGCTTTACCCTCTGGTAAGTTTACAGTCGTAGTACCAAAGTCTTTATCTTCAGCACCTAACTGATCTTTACCAACAGGTAGATACAAATCCTTAATTTGATTATCAACTTCGCTCAATTTCTTCTTTTCAGCGTCAATACGAGCTTTAATGTCCTCTCTTTGAGAGAATAAATTATTTGCTTTAAGCATAATATACTCCATAAATTAATTCTAGTTGCACTAAACAATTTATGCACTCATTACATATAAGTCAAGTATTAAATGTTATTTTTTTTTGGAGAGATATATATCTATGTTGTGAACGGCCTTCATAAGTTTCTTTTTTAACTTAAATTCTGGCGTTTCAAATCCTTTGGCATCTTCTACGATTTCTTTTATTTCGCCACTGGGTGATTCTTCTTTGTAAACAAAATCTGCTATATATCTACAGATTTTTATGTCATTGATAACAATGTCATATTTAACTTGCAATTCTAAATCAGTAACAATACCTCCACGTTCCATAGCCTTTAATTGACCATACCGTTCTGACTCCCATTTGGAGTCAAATTTAATGCCGTCAACAACAGTTTTTTTTGCACCAAATTTGCTTCTTGACTTGGTATATTTGGGATTGTATGGTAGTGAACGTATCATTTGTGGGAAGAAGAATAACAAAATGCCAGATATTAGCAAGTATAAAAGTGTAGGAATGAGAATTGAAAGTTATGACAAGTTAAAAAAACTTTCAGAAGATGAAAGACGTTCAGTTGGTCAACAAGCTTCTAAATTAATTGATGAAGCGTTTGAAGATAAATACGGAAAAGAAGATAAAGCCGGGATAGCTTCTATTATAGAAGTTTAATTTTTTAACAATCCAGCACTACCCAAACCACCTAAGAGAGAAGCTGCCAAATATGGATCTTTTGCGGCTCTATCTCGTAAATTCATTTTTTTAAATGCGTTTTGTCTTACCATTTCAATAGGGCTTAAAGTAGTTTTTGCAGGTGTTTGTTCAGTAAAAGATATATTAAATAAATCACGATTATTAGCAGTAGGCAAAGTAGGAAGTTCCATAGGTGTTTTTCTTGATTGATTAGGGTTTACCTTATTCTGCATACTTACACCCTCGATTATTGCACGAGGTATTGTTTGTCGTCTAGCTTGAGATAAACCTCTCATACCTTGAACTAATCCTTGTCTTAAAAGATTGTTACTTGTTGTTAATTCTAAACCTGCTTCATTCATAGTTTCAGATACAACTTGTGCAATTCCTTGTGTGCTAGAAACTTTTTTTCTAGCATTTATATATTTTTGTAATATTTGTTTATTGCTAAATAAATAAGTCATTATTTTATTTCTAGCTAATTCACCCATATTTTTAATCGGATTAGCAGTATATTTAGCGGCTGCAACTGAACCCTCTTTACCAACATCTCCTAAAAAAGATAAATCATCTGCAAATTGTTTCATTGCATCGGCTTGTTGTTTTCCTACTAACTCTTCTAAAGTACCTTTTTTGTCAAAATTATTTAAAACATTTTTAAGACGATCTGCTGCCGCTTGACTTTGAAATATATTAGGATCAACATCTCCTAAAATTCTTTGAACAACAGAACCTTGTATTTTTTCAAAAACATCAGTGTCTTTATAAAACTCTTTTACTGCTCTTATTTCTCTTAGTGTTGCACCAGGTCTTGCTAGAGCATCAACAACTTGCTCTGCTTCAATTTTTCCCTCTCTTATATTTTTTAAAAGTGTTACGCTAGTTGCTTCATTTAAATCTATATTGGCATCATTTAATCTTTTTAAAGATTGAACGTACAAACTTTCTTCAGACAATCCTGCTCCTATAGTTCTTTCTAAAACTTCGTTATCTACACTTTTGACACCACCTTGAGCTAAACCTTTACCTAATTTCATTATTTCATCATAATTGCCACCAAATAAAACTTTTCCTGTAGTTTTTAAAGCAAGTAATTCTTGATAAAATCTTTCTCCATTAAATTTATTTGGATCGTCAATAGTTCTTTTTGCTTTTTCTAAAGCATCATCTAAATATCTTCTTGATAATTGACTTCTTAACTGTTCAGCTTCTTCTCTGGAAAATAAACCTAAAACATCTTTTAATCTTTGAGGTGATTCTACGTCTATTATTTGATGATAAAATTTATCTACATCAAATTTACCTCCTTGCCTCATGGTTGTTCTTATGTCTTTTACAATACCATGACCTCTAAGAATATCAAATTTATCCATACCTTCTTTATAATGAGAAACAGCTTCACTTCTTATTTTTGCTACTTTTTTAAGTTGAGCTATTTGTTGCTTTGAAAGATTTTCAGTTAATATAAAATCTTCAATTTTTGATTTAGAAAGCGTATCATCTACTGCATTTCTTAATTTCATAAGTTCTTTTGTGCTTACTGGACCCAATGCTTCTGTAGGATCAAACAAAGTATCATTTATTGATTTTCTAATTCTTGATAATTGAGAAAAAGAAGCTGCACCATTTTGAGTTCTTTCCAATCTTTGTAATTGTCTCATATATTGACGAGTTGTTTGTTTTAATGATTCTCCAATGGTAGCGTTGTCAGTAAGATCATCTATTGCTGATCTGATATTTCTTAAACTTAATATGTTTGCATTACCTGCTGGTTTGGTAATAAAATCATCACCAACTTTCATAGTTATTTCACCCATTTGAGATAAAGCAGCATCAATACTTTTAAAATTAGCTTTTGAAGTTTGATTGAAATTAGCAAAAGACTCTATAATTTTTGTTAAAGTAACATCATTTAAATCTGTGCCTCTTTTTAAACTTTTTTCTAGTATTTCAACACTATCATCAATAGCTTTAAGAGTGGCTTGTTGTGCTGATCTGGCAACATCTGTTAAATCAGCAAATTTTTTCTTACCAACGTCAATAGCTAATTCCCCAGTTTCTTCTATACTTTGACCCCACATATCCAAATATTCTTGTTTTTTCTTTAAAGCAAAATCTATGTTTGCCATAACTCTAGTTTCATCTCTAGTTATGTTTTCTCCAAATTTTTGACTATAAGCAGCTAATCGTGGAGCACCTATTCTTTCTAAACTTGGCAAAGCATTTTCAGCAACTAATCTCTCTGCTCTTATTAAAGCATCATCTGATAATTCTTGAGTTGGTTTTCTTAAAGAAGATAAACCTCTATATCCAGTTCTACCTGCAGCAAAAACTAAATCACCTATTAGACCTGCACCAAAACCAAGTACACCTTCAAATGCTACGTCTTTAAGAACTTCTTTTTTTGTTTGAGTTTGAACCCCCAATATGTTTTCAAAAATTTCTTCTATCCCTTGACCTAAAGCAGAGCCAGCACCACCTCCAAGAGCAGCACCACCTATCGTGCCTCCAACTGGAATAATAGATCCTAAAGTTCCACCTATCATAGCACCAGCCGTACCTAATATGGCTTCTGGTGCTATCCCTGCAAAATCCGCTATGTCTCTAAAAGAAAAACCTTCTTCTTCTATTATAATATTTTTTTCTGAAGGGGTCATTCCTCTTAATTTTTGACCTTCAGGAGTTAATGCAAGTCTACCAAGATTATCTTTTGTGTACCCGGTTTCTCCAACTTCTTTAGCTAAAATTGCTTCTCTGTCTCCTGGCGTTTCTCCAAAAGACATTTTTGCTCTCAATCCACCATCTGCACCAGTTGTATAATCAAAATTTTCATCTTTACCTTTTTCTTCTGCAGCTTTTAATATATTTTCAAATGTATTGTTAACAACAGGTTGTTTTTTTTCTTGTAAAAAAAACTCATTTTTTATAGCAGCCTCTTCTTGAAGAGTTGGTGTATCACCAGCTATTCTTACTTTAACAACGCCTTGATTTGGAGTTCTTATTTGTATTACTGCCATTTAAAATTTATCCAGTTTCTATAAAATTATAAACACCATCGTCATCTATTTGTAATCTTGATGTTTCTATACCTTCAATAAATGAACGGTTTTCTGATTTGCTACTAGAAAGACCTGAAAGATTTGCATAAATTTCTGAATCAACAGAACCTTTTCTTTCTACATTAACACCAGCATCTTTTAATCTACTGTACCCTTCTGCTATATTATTACGACCAGTAACAACAATTTTTTGATATAATCTTCCTAATTTTCTTGCTAATTGAGCTTCATCACCCTCTGTAAAACTTATACCTCCAACTATTTCTGCAACCATTTTTCTATCAGTATCAGATAAAGTTTTTCCACTTTCGCCTAATATATCTGCTGCATTTTCTGCTTGTAATGATCTTAACATATATTTAATTTGTGCAATGGGTGTGGTGTCTTTACCTGCATCAAAACCTAAATTTCTAAAACCCTGAACAACTGCTTGCATGACTTGTTCACCAGCACCTATTCCACTTATTGCTAAACTGTCAGCTATTTCTTTAAAATCTTTTTCTTGCCTATCAACTGTTGCTTCCATTTGTCTTAATTTTCCTACAATAGTATCTGCATTATCAATAAAAGCAGGTTTAGTTCCAGTAGGAGCTTTATTTGCGTCAGGAAGTTGAACTTTAAAAGACAAATCATCATCTGCTCCATTAAACAACAAAACATCAGTATTACTGCTTTGCCAATAATCTTTTACTTCTTTTTGACCAATCGCTTCTTCAACAATTTTATCATACATTGACGCAGGAAAAACATTGTATTTATCGTCAAATCCTTCTTGATTATACAAAGCGTCCAACTCGTAAGGATTTAATTCTTGTAAAGAACCATTATCTAAGTTTGCTAAAAATGAACTAGGGCTTGAATCTCCATCAGCAGTTTTAGGAACCACATAGTATCTTTGCCTTATCATACCTTTTTCTTTAGCTGCTCTTGCAACAGCCTCATCTGCTGATTTTGCATCAAGAGCATATTTACCACCAGCAATAGCATTTGCTTTTGCTTCTTTCTTAGCGGCCTCAAGTTTAGGCAATGCTACTTCACCAGCCTTACCAACTTCACCTAATATCCTACTAAGATTAAAACCTTTACCTGCTCTGTTTTGCATTAATGCTAAACCAAATGCCATAAGTGCTGCACTTTTATCTACTTTGCCACTAACATCTACTCCTGTTGCTTCAGCAAATATTTTTTTGTATTCATCAAGATCTTTTACATCTGGAGCAGGAGCGTTAGTTCCTCTTACTGCATTTATATAAGCATTTAATCCCTCTTTAAATGCTTTTTCTGTTGCGTCCTCTGTAAGTGCTTTTTTATCTGCTTCTATATCTTCTGGAACAAAACCTCTACCATATAATTGAGACTGTTTTTTTTCTTTTATGTCTTCTGATAATTTAATTAATCTTTTGTCAGAAGATGGTAGATTTTTTCCAGAAAGTTTTTCTATTGAAGTAAGCATATCTTGAACTAAATCAGGACCGTCACCTCCAGAGTAACCTTCATTAGCATTAACTTTAGCTTGAGTTTCTGCTATAATTTTTTGTTTAGCTTGTTCTCTAGCCAAACCAGATAAACCTTCTAAACCAGGAACAGCAACATCAGTATATTGATTTTTCTCAATAGCATCCATTAAATTTTGATATTCTTGTTCATAGATTGCTGGCATAGGATTATTGCCTGAAGATAAAAAACCTCTTTTTATTAATTTATCTTCTTTTTCTCGTGCAGGACCAGCTATACCAGCACCCTCTTCATCAAAAACACTGTATTTAGCAGGAGTATCTTGACCTCTAAAAAATCCTGCTATACCAGAATAATCTGGTTCTTGTTCTTCTTTTTTTAAAAAATCCCAAATTGAAGCCATAACTACCCCCTACGCTTGGTTCAGACCTTGGATGGTAGTATATGCTCCAAGTCCTTGTAAGAATGGGTTAGCAGGTGGTAAATAAGTATCTTGATACTGACTTACTAAACCTGCAGATGGTGTTCCTGACAAGTAACCCATGCCTATTTGTGCTGGCATCAGTGCGGATTGCAACGGTAACATCATGTTCTTTCTTTGTGCATCAAGCAAAGATTGTTCGTAAGCTTGTTGTGCTCCACCCAATCCTGACATTAAACCAACGTCTGCACCTGTTAACTGACCGTATAAACGACCCAAATCTCCTGCTTTACCGCCCATAGTACCTAAAGCACTACCAAGACCTCCAGTTAATCTTCCAGCCTCTAAGTTGCGTTTTTTCTCGTCTGAGAAGGCAGATAAAGCAGAACCTAGAGCCTTGTCGTAACCACTTGCCATAAGCTTACTTAATGTGTCGCTCTTAGCGTCTTGTATCTTACCCTCTGTAGCCGCTTCTTGTATTCCTGCCCTACTACCACCAAAGGCTCCTCTTGATGCAGCTTTCGCTCTCTGACCCATCAAAGCTTGTTGTCCTTGCTCATCTAACTTTCTTAAAGCAGGATCAACAACTTGATCTATATATGGGTTCATATATTTTTCTACTTCGGTACTAGGATCAAAAGTTCCTACACCTGACCCCACCAAATCACTTGCTGTATCAAAGTAACCAATGCCTTTGTCTATAGCTGCTTCGCCTGTATCAATGTAATCTTTGTATCTATCTTGAAAACCTTCACTACCAACATAATCTAAAAGAGTTTTTTGAATATCGGTGTAGGGAGCTACTTTATATTCAGGTAAATCAAAATAACCTTTCTCTTTACCTAAAGGTCCTAATATGCCTGAATACGTTCCTGACTTTGGGTCATAACCAAAAAGGTAATCCAATATACCTTTTTCCAGAGTTTCAATATAATCTGGTCTTCTTTGTATTGTCTCTACAGTTCCTTCAGATACAGCCATTATGCCATCCCCTCTAGTTTATTCATCATATTATAAGCTCTTTTTATTCCTAAATTTTGATTGCCGCCTCCCAAACCTTTAACAGCATCTTTCGTTAAAACAAATTCTCCTGCAGTTAACATAGCAGGTACATCATCTACACGGCCTCCACCTTCATACGGCATAATACCCCCATCTCTTCTAGGAAAACTAGCTATACCTCCCTGATTCATAGTATTATATGGCATAAGTGGTATTAATTTATCTGTACCACCAAAGGGTCTTGGCTTTCTTTCTTCTTCTTCATCTCCTCCAAAAAGATATGGTAATAACGTAAACATACCAAGTTCACCCATTTTACTATTTAACAAAGAACCAATACCAGAATCTAATGGTAAGCCGAACATTTGTGCGAGTTCACCTGACATTGTGTTAGCAGCAGCTATACCTTCTGAAGCAGCTTTTGCATCTGCAGCCGCTTTCGCAGAACTTGAAGCAGCCCCTTTTGCCGCCTCACCAGACGCACCACCAAAAATATTTGTGCCACCTAATGTACCAGCACCTATTCCTGCCATCAAAGCATCTTTTAAAGTGTCTTTATCTTCTCTACCTAACAACTTAGATGTTATACCACCACCCACTGCACCAGATAGTATTTTACCAAGCATACTTTTACCAACTTCTTGACCCAATACTGAGCCAATACCAGTTTGCACTATGTTGCCTAGTACTGGACCTGCTAATGCTGCTAAAATATTGCCAATCATCTTTTTCTCACATATTTAAAAAAATATATATCATTATCTGTAATTTGCAAACTCAAAAATATTAGTAAAGACTGTAATAGCGTTTGAAGTTGATGTTGTTAAAGTTAACAATTCCCCTGAATTTAATATTAAATCATCATTTTCTCCAAAATGTTGCATTAATAAACTGACATTAGAGTTCCCTGCAACCTCTACAGTTTGTGCAACTGTAAAGTTAGTTGTTCCATCATTAACCTTTAAAGTCAGTATATTACTGCCACTACTTGTATTTGAAACTCTTACAGAACTAATTATAGAAAAGTTAAACGTAGCAACACTTGGCGTTGTATAAAGTGTAGTAGTGGCTGCAGAAGAAAGATTGGATTTTACATTTCTACCTCCTGAAAGATACATCTGTAAAGCACCAGAAACATTAATAGACATTACCTTCTCCCATCTGGTCTAAGGTCAATTCTTGGAGTTCCTAGCCTCCAAGCCGTTCCTTGTTGGGATGATTCAACTTTAATAGCAAAACTTCTTCCTCGTATTCTTGTATGTATTTGGTTTGTAAATAATTCAATAGGAGAAGAAGCTGACTGTTCCGTATTTCCTGAACTTGTATTTCCATAAGTCGCACCAGGAAAATCTCTTGCTTTAACTGTAAAAGTAGCCGTAGGGGTATCAGATGTAGAATCACGAAATGTCATGTCAGGTATTAAACGTCTAGCAAATAAGAATTGTTCTCCATCACCTATATCTATTTGACTAGATTCAATGTGAGCAGAAATACCAGACGCAGGATTTGTGCTACCATCATCTTCACCGAACTCATGATAATATAAGTGTTTATCTGTTGATGCTGATATTGGGTACTGTGATGTACCACGATCAATCCAAGCAGTTCTATTTAAACTACCATAATACCATATGTTTTGTTCATAGTTATATATGACGTATTTATCATTTGTTGCACTATCAGCAGAACAATAAAACCACCACACTTCACCATAAGCAGAATTATGACCTGCAAAAACTTTTTCATCTTGGTCACGGTTAAAATCAGAAAATACAAAATCTTTTACTGTGCATGGTATTTTTTGGACTTTTCCAGAATAAACATAAAACTCTTCTTTACCCATCCAATATACAACATCATTAACGGCTACGGCAGCATTAGGTCCTATCACTGTTATACTTCTTGATATTTCCTGCAACCCAAATGTATATGGTGGACCGATATATTGAACTGTGTGGAGAGAAATATCGGTCCATACAAGTATTTGTTGTTTAGTTTGTTTAACTGCTACGATTTCACTGCCTGTACCTATTCTTAATTCACCAGCAGTATTTGTTATTTTAGTTTCAAATTCTATATTGCTTTCCTGATCGCCAAATCTAATTAACAATGGGTCTTGAACTCCTGTTGATCCTTCAGGATCACAACCAAAAAACAAAATATGTCTGTCAATGTCAGATGTAACAATAAATCGTGATACAGTTGGTGCTTTGTTAGAGTTTGTTAAAGTGCTTAATTTTTTTGCTCTTGTAGCGGTTCCATTAGACGCATCCCAATAATAAATATCACTATCCCTTATATTAATTATTAAGTCTTCACCAAAATTATCATGTGACCAAACTCTTAACTGTTCACCTGCAACGGTGCTATCAACAGGTATACCCCAACCAGCAGAAGCTTCAAACACCGCTATATTATCGGCATGAGTTGCAGCAGTGGTTCCAAATTCTCCTCTTATTAAACCACTTATAGAGGTACTATTTGCTTTGCTTGTGTATTGAATAATTTCATCTTCTATTTTTATGTACCCAGATGTTGCAAACCCTGCTGAAGTATCTACAGTTGCAGTTGTAACGGTTGCACTACTAGCCATGCCACTGCCATTAATTAAATTTACATAATCATCAGAAGTTGTTGCGTTGCCATGAGCCAATCTTACAGTTTCACCATTTAAATGTGTTGCGGCAGTAGTTCCTCCATGACCTCTAGTGACCGTTAAAGTGGTAGAACTTATGTTCGTAATAATCATAAGCTCATCATCAACCTGTATAATATCATTGTTAGCTAACCCTGTAGCACTTGCTACATCAACTCCTGTTTCAGAGTCATCTAACTCTTCTGCAAGAGTAGTCGTTAAAGAATTTGTATTTACACCATTCCATATACCAGCACCCCAACCATTACCGTATGCTTGTGAGTCAAGACCAACACTTATTTGATATTTTGCTATTGTGTCACTGCCTCCATTTGAAGAACTACCTGCATCACTTGAATTTGCAGTTTCTATCACTGAAGCATTGTCACTATGTTCTACTGCTGTAGAAGTTAATGCACCTCTAGTTAAACCTGTAAATGTTGTTATTGTTTTACCTGTATAAGTAATAAATTCATCATCTATTTTTAATGTTCCAGACGATTTAAAAGAAGATGTATCATCAACTGTAACTGTTGTCGCAGAGTCTGACAGACCACTAACTGAATTAATAGCAGTGGTATTCATATGAATTGAAACATCTATTTTATAAGAATTATCATTAATTATTTGAGTTATTTGATGTTCTGAATTTAATACTGGTGCAGTAACATTACCACTTCCATCTAATGCGGCAGCACTACTATACGTCACATAGTCACCAACTCTCGCACCATGACTATTTTCTGTAACTGTTAAAATATTACTACCGTTAGTAGCTACAAAAGTCGCATCTCCAGCAGATGTTTGAAGATCATCGCTTCCTGTTAAATCTCGTAAAGGCGTTATATTAAAATAAGTTCCACCTGCACTAATGTAATATTTTTGCTCTGTTCCCACACCTATAAAGTTAGTGCCATCTAATGTAGTCCAAGGAAATAAAGCACGACAAGTTCCTGCAAAAGAAGTAGTTGAATACTTTGTCCAACCTCCTATTTTTTCTGCATACCCTGCACGAAATCTTACCTTATCACAATCAAACCAACCACCTTCATTAGAATATGAAGTCGATTCTCTATTTATTCCTGGTTTAAATTGTAATTTTGTTAATGGCATATTTATCCTGTATACGCTGCTGATGCTATTGTTAAAGTCTGAGAACCAGAACTTGTTCGTGTTGTGGTTGTTTCTGTCCAAGTGCCGCTAGAATTTGGTGCTCTAACTGTTGCAACCACACGGCCTCGAAACCCATCACCTCCATCTGCATGACCATCGTGACCACTACCGCCAGCACCTACTGTCAATGTTAAAGTTGTAGGATTCC